CTATTCATATTAGAAAAGGAGATTACAGAGCGTTTCTTTGAGATATTAGAATTAGACGATATGGGTAAGCCTCTTGTATTAGAACCTATGGATTATGGTATACAATACTTCGAAGATGCTACTTCCATATATTCAGATAATGAAGTGGTGGGATCTAATAATATGCTACCACCAGTTGTTTTTGGTATGGGTGAAAGCCAAGCAGAGGACGATATGGCTGAATTAGAAATGAACGGGTTTACCCACCTTCAGTAATAAATATAGACATGGCAAGAAACGCTACACCACAATCTATTCTTAATAAGTCTAGAGCTGATAAGTTTCTTTTAATTTTTGACGTACCGCCAATTTTAAAAGAATTTAGCTCTAAGTTTAAGAGTGATAATAAAACTATAGTACCAGATTCTGTACAATTTTCAATATATGGTACTGCTGTACCTGAGATAGTTGTACCAGCTGTAGAAAATAGATACGCTGGTAATACACTATATTTGTCATCTCATTCAAAAAACTCATATCCTCCTGTAAGTGTTAAATTTAAAATAGATAATGAGTATAAAAACTATTGGGTTTTATATAATTGGTTAAACCTTTTACATGATCAAAGAGAAGGTAGATATAATGCTAGAGAGATTAATGTTGATAAAAACTTTGCTGATTACCAAACAAACCTTACAATAAAAGGTAAGGATGAATTTAATAACGATAGAATTAAGTTTACCTATACCAAGGCGTTCCCAACGTCTCTTGATTCAATAGATTACGATTATCAAAATACAGACGAGTTAGTTTCCGGATTTACCTTTGTTTATTCACAACTTCACACTGAAATTGTAGATTTTTGAGTTTTTTGGGCCAAATTTAAATAAATAATTTTATGGCTCAAAGAACTATCACCTCACCAGGTGTTGAAATAAGAGAATCGGATTTATCTCTTATCGCACCACAGAATATAGGTACAAATTTTTATATTACAGGATTTGCTCAGCAAGGTCCTTTGGATGAAGTTTTAAAAATTACTACTAAGCAAGAGTTGGACCGTGTATTTGGTACTCCTACTAATTCAGCGGAAAGGTATTTTTACTACTCTATAAGTGAAATGCTTAATTCACCAGGTAATGTTTACGCTTCTAGACTTCCATACGGTGCAGATAGCGGTGATGGATTTGGATCCAAGTACTCTGCTTTGGTATATCCAGTAAGAACGGTTACCAGTCCAGCTACAGAGGGTAGTACTCTTAGTGGTTATAACGTAACTTTCAAATATCCTAATGCCGCAGCATCATCAAATGCACTTTCTGGCGCTTCATTTACCTTTAGAAGCACAACCGGTGCCTTATCCACAGTAGGCTTTAATACGTTTAACAGTGGTGATGTGACTGGTGGATACAGTACTGCGCCTGATGTACTTATACCATTAATTACTTCGACATTAACTAAAGAAGCAGCAGCGACCAGAGTACAACTTATTCTTACTCAAACGCTTACTGCAGCACCAGATGCTGCGAATTATGGTACAATCACAACTGATGGTAGTACATTAACTATTCCAGTTAGTACTGTTAGTTCTAGCGGATCGACTGCATCCTCACCGGCTTTTAATTTCCCTTATAGTAATAACGCGAATAACTCGTTTACAATAAGCGGTGCTACTAACTTTGCAACCGGCCAAACAGTTACTTCTGCCTTAGACGTCTTATCTGGCACATATGTATTAGGAGAGCCTACACACCTTGAACTTACTGAAAGTCAATATCTTAGCGCGGTAGAAGGTGCTGGCTGGGATTGGTCGGCAACTGCTGGTGATAAAGATTCCTTTACTGATGTAAGTACTATTGGAGGAGCTGGTTTAGTTGTACTTAATAAAGCACAAACGACTATCAATAGCCAGTTTGAAGGATATTACTTAGGTATTGCTGATAATACTAACATTAATCCAGACTCTAATTTCGATGCTATTACTGATATTAAGACAGTTAATGCTGCAGCAACTAATACGCTTACTGGATACACTACTATACCAAGAGGTGTATTACAATTTAGTTTATCTGCTTCGCCTAGAGGTGTTAGCAATACTGTATCAGAGATAATGGAGAATCTCACAGATTATAACATTGACGGTAGAGAAGATGACGATATTCTAAACGTTGGTGTATTTAAACTCCGTAAATCAATTTTCGCTAATGAAGCATTTAAACTCGATTACGTTCTTGAAGAAGGTATCGTAGGATCTGCTAACTACTATAGACAACAGCTTAATCCTACTGGAGGACCTAATAATCCATTCTTCATCGAAACAAGAGATAGTAATTCGAGAAACGTTAAATTAAAAGTTAACCCGTACATTTCAAATTACTTCAATGGTTCAGATGCTACTGTAGATGGTAAGCCTACTAAGAAGTTAAGAGTTAACACTACACAGTTAGAGAGTGCTGACTCTACTGCATCAGGAATTGATGCTAGTAAATTTACAGAGCTTAACGCGCAGTTGGGTAAAGCTGAAAATCTTTACGCTGTTGGTGCTTTTAGTAATAGTAAAATTACAAATAAGGTTATAGGTGATATACCTACTAAAGTTGATAGAGCACTACAAGGAATTAGTAACGATGAGGTATACGATATTGACGTTGTTGTAGAAGGTGGTTTAGGTACTATTCATGCAGCTGGAATAGCTAGTGGTCAGACTTATTATGATGAGTATGATACTAGTGAAGCTTTATTAAATGGAGTTAATGGACTACGTACTAGCGGTGACATTAGTATTGCTGGAAGAACATTAAGAAACAATTACTCAACAATCTTTAATAAGTTTGAACAGTTCTGCTCACCACCTTACTTAGGAGGTGGAAGAGGTGATTGTATTTTTGTAGCGGATGTATTACGTCAGATCCTCGTCACGGGTGAAGATACAAGAGTTCTCGATAATAGGCTTAGAAACTTCCAAACAGATGTATACTGGCCAATTCGTCACCAGTTTGAGAATGAAAATACATCATATGCAGCGGTTTATGCACAATGGCCATTAGTTTATGATAGTTTTTCAGGAAGACAAGTATACATTCCATTCTCAGGCTTCGCAAGCGCTGCAATGGCTAGAACAGATGCTGCAAACTTCCCATGGTTTGCGCCGGCAGGATTTACTAGAGGTTTAGTTCAATTCGCTAATGATCTTGCGATTAATCCTAATCAGAAGCAAAGAGATGAACTTTACAAGGCTAACATTAACCCGGTAGCAAACTTCCCTAACCAGGGACAAGTTATATTCGGTCAAAAGACACTTAGTAAGAAGCCAAGTGCATTTGATAGAATTAATGTTAGAAGGTTGTTCTTAGCACTTGAAAGACCTACTAAGAAAGCTTCTAGATTCTTCGTATTTGACCAAAATACTGAGTTTACTAGACAGAGACTTATTAATACTTTAACCCCACTATTCGAAAGAGCGAAAAACAACGAAGGTGTTTATGATTACTTGATTGTTTGCGATGAAAGAAATAACACACCAGAGGTTATTGACGCAAATGAATTAGTAGTAGATATCTACATTAAGCCAGTTAGAACTGCTGAGTTTATCTTAGTTAACTTCTACGCTACAAGAACTGACGCTAACTTCGAAGAAATCATCGGTTAATACAAAATAACTATTAAATAATATTATGGCAACTACAATTCAAGACTTCTTCTCAAAGGCCGCGACAAAGCAATTTTCAAGGGACTTTTTATTCAGAGTTAAGGACATTATTATTGAAGGTGTATCCTTCAGTGGTAATGATGATTTAATTTACGCTAGATCAGCTCAATTACCTGGTAGAAATATTGAAAATAAACAAATAAACTACTACGGTCAAACATTTAACGTACCAGGTAAGTCTTCTTACCCAGGTTCTGAAGCTTATTCTATTGAGTTCTTTCATGATGAGCAGATAAACTTAAGAAAGAAGTTTGAGGAAGCTTCACGAGCTGTGTTCGATAATGAGACTTCTACAGGTCAGTATGGTCTACCTGGTGAAGGAAATTATATCACTCTTGAGGTTATAGATAAAGATCTAAACCTAGTTGAAACCATACAACTAGTAGGTGCATCTATTAGAGAGATTAATGCAATTGACTACACTATAGCTGACGGAACAGGTGAGATCTTAAATACAACTGTTACTTTTTCATATCATTACTATAATAACTTTAGTTAAGGGTAGCAAAACTCGACCATAAATATATTATATGGCCGGCGAGTCTAAATCCTTTCTAGATGCGTTTAGCACTGATCCTAAATTTTTCGTATCACACCCCTTCCTCTGGAAGGTGGAAATAGAGACAGGTGGATTAGTAGTTGCTGTTAATTCTGCATGCATAAAAGCTAATGAGCGATGGAGAGTGAAGATAAATCCGGAGAGTATGACGAAAGAAGGTGCTTTATTAGTTGCGAGGCAGATATCTCTCCCTCAAGAATCGAGTGAGTTTACACCTATAGGTGTTGAAAATCGTGGAGGATTTCTACCTGGTTATGGATTAGTTCAAAGAACAGACTTCCTATCTAGATCTTTTAGTTTAAATATTTTAGAAACAGGTACTGATCTAGAGCACAATTTCTTTAGACCATGGCTCATAGCGTTAGGTATCGACGGGTTAACAAATTCAGGATTAAAGAAAAATATAACCGTTAGGCAATATAATAACGACGGTACGTTTAAGCAAGGCTATCTTTTCGAGGGGGCCTTTCCTACTGCTGCAGAAGGTTATAGTTTAAATTATAATGATGGAGAGTTTCTTGAAAAATCAATAACTTTCGCTTGTAAAAATTATAAACAAATGTAATTAATTATATGTTAGGGTTGGTTCTTCCTACCTCTAAATCAGTTCTGCTAAAAACTTTTACGTTAGAGAACTGTAAAGAGATTTACAAAATACGAGATAATACAGAAGCTATTATAGATTATCTAGAAGGTCTTTTCGTTACCTCAGATCTTAATATATTAGAGAAGTTTTATTGCCTGCTACATATTAGAGACTTGTGTATAGGTAATATTATCGAGTTGAGAGATTATGGGTTTGATATATCACAAATACAAGACGAATTAGTAGAGATTGATGATATAAAGAAAGTAATTAACTTTAATAATAATTCTATTACTCTTAACTACCCTAAAGACTTTCCATTAACTACTTTATATGAAGGTAACTTTATAGAGACTATAATATTGGATGGTGAAACTATAGATTTTTGTAATTTAAACTCTACTGACCAAGATTTAATTTTAAATTACCTTCCTTTAGAAATAAAAACAAAGATAACTAAGTTTTATAGAAAAAATATACCAAAGCTTAAAATAAGCTTTATGTTAAAGGGGGATACTATAAATTTAAACTTGCAAGATTTTTCTATTGTAAGTTTTTTAGCTACAATACTGAGCCCTATAGATGATAATACATATAGGGATTATATCTTTATTTTAAGCGAGCGTATGCATGATATTACGTATTTGCAAAATTGCACATTTTTAGATATAAAGGACTATATGGAGCTATATGTTAAGGAAAATAAAGAGAGAAATGAAGAGATAAAGAGTAAGAGTTGAAAAAATAGGTCATTGCAATAAATAAATTTATGTCACAGATTTCAAGCGAACTTCTTAAAAAATTAAAAGAAGTTGAAAATAATTTAAAGTTAAAAATTACATCAGGTGATGTAGTTTTAAAGACTCTAACCTTAAAGCAACAAAAAGATTTACTTAGTACAGCTGTAACAGGTATTAAGGGAGCTATTGAATTTAAGAAAATTTTAAATAATATTATTTTAGAAAATGCTGATACAGCTGAAATTTTTACTTTGGATAGATCTAAAATAGTTTTAAATTTAAGAAGACAATCACTTGGAAGTGACGTTAGTATTGACGGCGATGTTTGTAGTATTGATAAGTATATCGATAAAATAGATAGTGTTAAAAAGACATTTGATATGGAAGGCAATGCTAAAGAGGGTAAGGTAGAGCTTAAGTTCAAAATACCTACGTTAAAAGAAGAAAATAGTATTATTAGTAAGTGCTTAGCAGAGCTAAATAAAGGTAAAGCTGAGCCCGAGGCGGATAAAGCTTTTGGATTGATTTACATTTACGAGTTAATTAAGTATATAGAATCGGTAACCGTGGGTGAAGAAACTGCGTTATTTGACGATCTTAAAATAACAGAAAGGGTTGATATAATTGAAAATTTACCACTTACAGTATATAATCAACTAGCCACATTCTTTAAAGCCTTCACGGCATACGAAACTGAAATACTAACTTTCGACGAAAAAACTATAGCTATAGATCCTGCCTTTTTTGATACATCCAATTAAATATTGTAGATGGCAGAGATTGTAAGTAAGTTATTTAGCGATAATGACGAATCAGCATCTGCAAAAGTTGATAAAAATATAATTGAGTCTGATGCCACCACGTTTGGTAAGAGAAAAAGTAAAAAGGCTAACTTAACATCTACAGAGAGAAAGAAAACTAAAAGTATTGCTGAAATTATAGCTGATGTATTCTTTGAAAAGAAAGAATCAGAAAAAGATGATACCTCTCTCAAAACTAAAGTATCAGGAAATACACCAGCAGCAGAGGCTCGTAAACCTGTTAGTGAAAAAAAGGGCAAAATGCCCAAAAAAGGTGGAATTTTAGACAAATTAAAGGGGGTTGGTGGTGCTGTAGGAGGTATAATGGCTGCAGCAGGTGCATTAGCCCTACTCGTAGGTGTAGGTCCAATCCCTGGTGTGCTTCCTAACTTGGCTAATATAGACTGGGGTATGATAGGCAAAGCTTTTGTAATTCTAGGCGGGTTAGCAATAGTAGGCAAGCTAATGGGAGAAGGTGGTAAGGGTATGCTTTTTATGGCAGGAGCATTAGCTATACTTGCAGGTGTAGGTCCAATACCCGGAGTGCTTGAAAACATGGCTAATATAGATTGGAGTATGATAGCCAAAGGGTTTGTAATTTTAGCAGGTCTAGGGTTAGTAGGAAGGTTAATGAAAAAGGGCTCATATGGTATACTCATAGCTGCAGCAGCATTAGCCTTACTTGCAGGTATAGGTCCTATACCAGGAGTTCTTCAAAACATGGCTGAGATAGAGTGGGGAACTATAGGCAAGGCATTATTAATACTAGGCGGTATAGCACTCGCAGGTAAATTAATGCAAAAAGGAGCTGTTGGTTTGCTACTCGGTGCGCTAGCATTAACATTATTGGTTCGAGGTGCTCTAGTACCATTACAAGAAATAGAATGGAGTACAATAGGTAAAGCGCTAGTTGCCCTAGTAGGTTTTGGTATAATAGCTGCGATAATGGGTAGTTTTGCTCCTTTACTATTTATGGGAGCTTTGGCTATAGCAGCGTTGGGTGTTGCTCTTATA